GTGCTGTCGGTGGATGAAAAAGAAACCGGCCCCTGACCAGGCACGACGCTCGGCGCGCGCTCTGTTCGCCTCCTGACACTCGGCACATAAGTCTCGGGGTCGCCGCCTCTCGAGCCAGGCCCTCTGCCTCGCCTCAGGTTGCTGATCCGACCACCTTGCTGACTCTGGCAGTAACGATGGGCCACGGCCAGCCTGTGCATCTCTGGCAGCACTGCCCCACCGAGGCCGACCGGGTCCAGGTGCTCCACCGTGGCGCCCCACTTAGACAACCTGCTGAGTTCGTAATCAATAGCACGACCGCATAGCACACAGCCCTCGTCATTGTTCATGGCTATGGTAATGCGCTTGGTCCGCAGCTTGCTCCATTCATAAGCCTGCTCATTCCGCATCTCAGCAATGCTGGTCATGCGCTATCCTCACTCAATCGAATGAACAATCCTGCGACGCCATCATCCGCATAGACTTTCTTCGCCACCAATGTGGTGACCTGGCTATCGTCCCGAATGGCACCGCCATTCACAATCCCATCCAGCGCTGCCCGCGATAGCTTATCGATGTCAGGCACGATGGTGGGCAGAGCTGGTGCTCCCTTCCGAATCCCCTTCACTCCCTGATGGGACTTGGGTCTCGGCATGAGGAACACCAGCTCTGCCCGCACAGGACCGCTCACCACGGCACTGCCATTCATCACCCTCTGGGTCTCGGCCCGAATGGATTCACGCCAAGCAGGCAGCCCGGCAGACGACTCGATCATTCTGCCCTGGACCAGGCGCTTGCTGCCCTGTGGGCGCGGAGTCCCCTGGATCTGAATGGTGATGGCCATGCGCCATTCTATTGCTCCTTCTCTATTCCTGCCCTGGCGAGCAGCTCCTCGAGAATCTCCAAAGACACCTGCACCACGCCCGAATGATACGGATCCTGAATGATGTAGGTCAACCTCTCACCCTCATGACGAGTGATAATCACCAGCGCAATCCGATAGGGATCAAACATATCCGCCCTCACCCTCGAACTTCTCCAGGATCTGCGGCGGAGTCACGATCAGGCACTCGAGACCAGCTGCCTGGCAAGCTCGCCCGACGGGCGGGTAGTCGTCCACGTGCAACACGTGTCGCTTCCCCAACGATCGAGCCAAGCTCTGGATCGCGCCGACCTTCCATGCGCAGTGGTCCGTATCCGTGACTCGCCCGTCACCGGGGTCCATCAGGACCACGCCCGAGGGTTGCAGCTGATGGCGCAACAGCCAACGTACCGAGGCGTCCCGTGCAGCCACGTGGCGGCCGGAGACGACCCAGATGCTATGGTGCGGCCGCAGAGCGCCCCAGAGGGACGCCACGGACGTTACCAGGGTATCCTGGGGGCATGCTAGGGCGTATGCCCGCCAGTCGGTGCCGCCATCCGGCTGAATCATGCCTCGGCGCCAACGTGTGTCCGCCAAGGTCGAATCCAGGTCGAACGTGACCAGGGTGTTCACTGCTCGCCCCCGTCCAGTAACGTCAGCACCCGCCCGAACGCAGCGCGCTCATACTCCTCATTCTGTCGAGCCGCCTCATCATGCATGGCCTGCACCTGCTCGCGCAGGTCGGCCCACCGTCGGGCTTGTCTCAGGATCAGTCGGTCGACCCGGCGGTCTGCCTCCGGCCCGGCGCCAGCGTGCCAGGCGTCGGCGGCAGTGCTGCGGGCGATGTCATGCCCGGCGGTGTCGGTGCGGTTCTTCCAGTATGCGGTCCACCACTCGTCGAACGTCACGACGTCTCGCCCCCGTCCAGCAGCGCGAGCACGTGAGCCAGGACAACCAACTCGACCCGACCGTCCATCACCGACGGCAGCGCCTGCACCTGCTCGCGCAGGTCAGCCAGAACGGGGCCAAGGATCGCTAGCACTTCGTCCATGTCTCCGAACCGCCTGCTCGTGGCCTTCAATCCTATCCGGGCATACCGCTCGGGCACCGGGGTCACTGTTCGCATCCGTCCAGCAGCGCCTCGACATCAGCCAGCCGCACGTAGCCGATGACGCCGGACACTGCCGACAGCGCCAGCACCTGCTCGCGCAGCCGTTTCAACACCTGCTCCTGCGCATAGGCCTCAGGACTGGCCCATATCATGACCGAGCCACTATGGTCACGGCCCGTAGCTGGCAGCAGGTCAAAGTCGAAGACGCTTTCCGTCTCCTCGAGAATGATAATCATGACTCGTCCAATTCGTATTCGTGCAGCTCGCGCTCTGCCTGCTGCAGCGCCATTCGATATTCCTCGATGTCCACGCCCGACATCTGCGCTGCCGCCATGGACGCCTGCAATATCGTGAGTGCGAATTCGAGCGCCTCCCGCCAGGTAATCCCGTGCACATCAACAGCAGACCCGGACATGTTCGCCATGGTCATGCACAATTCGCCATCCAGCCCGATCGTCGCCGAGAACGACACCAGCTCCAGCTCTTCCATGATTCCTCCCTGATTCGAATTGTTCCCTGAAACGCGGATGCGGGGCAGGGGTACCGTTCCCCCTGCCCCGCGTGGCCCTAGGCGCCTAGGCTCCGATCGCCCCACGCCCGGCGCCGACCTTCTGGGTCATGGCGCTTCGCCCTGCAGCGAACCCTGCCCCACTGCCGACCCCGCCGTTCATCCCGCGCCCACGGGCCTTCCCCAACGGCCCGACGTTCTCGTTCACCCAATCGCGGACCTGGCGCTTCCGATCCACCAACACCAGGTCGGTGCCAGTGCCCGCCGTCGCAACGGCCTTGCTGAAGCCCTCCCGAATGCGGCTCGCCGCACCCGAGTAGAACGCCTGCACGAACGACCGACGAGCCATGAACATCTCGTGCTTCTCGGTGCGCTCGTAAAAGCGCCAGGTCGGCTTAGTTGCCCACCACGCGGTCAAGGCCGTGATGCTCTGCACGTGCAAACTGGACAGCAGGAGCTCGAGGTCGTTCAACGCACTCTCGAACCCGACCAGGGTAAGGGTGACCGTGTTGCCACGCTCGCGCTTGAACCCGACGATCGCCCCATCGGCGAAGGCCCTGGCAACGGCGAAGGTCCCGACCATGCGGACCTGCCGGTAGGCGCCAGTGAATTCGTACTCGCGCCGGACGATGGACTCGGCCTTCTGCCCCGGCTTCGCGGCCAACATGGCCACATCGATGCCGTGCTTCAGCATCAGCTCTTCGGCCTTCTGGGTGAAGGCCTCGGCCTCTGCCGGGTTGTCGGTGCCCTCAGCCTTCGCCAGCAGGGCCTGGATGACGCTCATCTTCGGTGACATGGTGGTGGTCCTCTCGGTCGTGGCTCCCGGCGGGAGCCGTAAGATCAGTATGACAGACCGGGCGCCGGGACGCCAAATCGGGGTGCCCTGGCGCCCGGTCTCGACTCATGATGCTGCTACCACCTCCAGCGCCCACACGAACAGCGCGCGCCCGATCATCATCGCAGCGAACAGCAATCCCAACGCGCCCAGCACGTCCAGCACCAGGCCTGTCAACTTGTCGAACATGGTGGTGATCCTCTCATTCTGCTTCGTAGCCAGGTCGCATGCGAAGCCTTCGGCACACACGGCACTGCTGCACCGCGCGGTTCCTGGCGACCACCCACACGTGCGGCCCATCGGGCCGCTGAGCGGAACATCCAGGACGTTCTTGTCGTTCCTCCTGCACCGCACGGCGGATGCCCTGGAGCTGAGTGAACAACGCGTCCATCAGTCCTCCTGGGGCACCAGCGAGAACCCGAGGTCGGGCGCCACAGGCAACAGCACCCTGCACCCATGCTCGTCCCTGAGCGTCAGGTGCACCAAGGCGCCGTGCCAGCGGTGCTCCGATCCCCGCACAGCTTGCTGGCGCGCTAGCCCGACCACCAGGTAGGGTTCGCCAAGGTAACGGATGCGATCGCCGATCGCGAGCTCATGAGCCTTCTTGAGCAACATGTGGTGTCCTCTCGTCGTGGGTGGCGTGCAGCCCTATCCTACCGTACCAGGCGTCCCAGGGCCGCATCTGGGACGCCCGGCGAGTCGGGCCTAGACCAGGCCTAGGTCCATGGCAAAGAACCCCGCCACGGCCTCGTCTGGCCAGTCCAGCATCTCGTCGTCCTCGTCCGCGTAGGACGGGAATGACGCAAGCTCGTCATCCGTGAAGGTGAACGTGGCGTCGCGGTCCAGCCGCGCCAGGATCGCCAGGGCCTTGGTGTAGTAGTCGAACTCGACCAGGCCGAGCTGCCCGATCCCCATGTTGTGGCCAGTGCGCGCGGCAGTGAGGCGCTCGTGGCGCAGTGCGGTCAGGAGCTGGAGGGTGGTGGTGGTGTTCATCGTAGTGTCCTCTCGTGTGGGTGGGTGGGTGCTCATCAGTTGCGCCCAACGCCGTTGCGCGTGAACGCCACGGTACGGTAGACAACGCGGCCAACGCGGTCCTTCACGTAGCCACCAGCGGCCTTGGCCTCGCGCTCGGCCACGGCCAGGTCGTCCGTGTGGCCGAGCACCTCGAAGGTGCCGCTGCAGTAGGTGTACATCTTGGTGGCGGTGCTCTTCTTGTTCATGATCCCATTGTAACACACCGGGCGCCGGGACGCCACATCGGGGGCACCCTGGTGGATGCCCCCGATCTAGGTGGGTTGCTCAGGCGCGGTGCTCGTCCACCGCCAGGGCCGCGACGCCACGGCGGCAGATGCGGCCGCTCAGCTCGGCGTCGACCGCGACGTGGCGCGAATCAACGTGATGCCCGTGCGCGTCGACAACCGCGACGTGCTGGCCAGCGAACACAGCCAGGAACGAGACCAGGAGCAGAGCGGTGGCGGTGAAGATGCGGTTCATTGTGGTGGTCCTCTCGGGTGGGAGTCGGTCTTAACGTCTTGACCTCATCATACCCGATGCGGCGGAGGAACGCCACGTTCAACGGCGAGTCTTGATTCCCGGGCGAGTCGCGAAAAGAGGGGCACCCTCTCGGATGCCCCTCCAGCTCTGCCCTGCCCGCCTAGCTGATGATCGCGCCCGACATCTTGGCGACCCTGGCGAAGGCCGCTTTCTGGGCCTCGGGCGACCACACCAGCACCGTGGCGTCCGCCCGGACCAGCATGCTGGTCTTCTGGGTCTCCACCCGGACGAACGGGAACCGCTCACCGTTGGCATCGGTCTCGTAACCCGAGGTCTCCTCCAGGTCGACCGGCGCCACAACCGTGCGCCATGTCTCGCCATCCTGGCTGATCTTCTGCCCCACCTGGAGCTCGCCGACCGGCACCGACTGGCAGGCCGCCACACGCGCCGCGTAGAACGCCTTGCGAGCTGCCAGGCCCTTGCGGGTGAGCACCTTGCCTGCCTTGTTGCACTTGAAGCACACGCCACCGTAGGCCGCGTATGGCATGTACCCGGTACCGCCGCAGCGGTCACAAGTGGTGGTCTCGAAGCGGATGGTGGTCATGATGTGGTGTCCTCTCGGTTGAATGCTGACAGTTCGTAGTATAACACATGCGGCGTCCGCGCGCCGCATCGGGGGTCACCCGAAATGCGACCGCCCGTGATTCTCGCCCTCGCACGAGCAGTCGCAGCGCGGACCCATGGCGTTCCGGCAGAGCGCACCGCACTTCTTCTCGGACTTGGTGCCTTCGATCGCCAGGAGCTGCGGGGTCCGGCCACAGCAGGTGCGCCCGTAGCGCCACAGGTTAGGGTCCTCAGCCTCAACGGCCTGGACGGTCTTGCAGGTCTTGCAACGGCCGATGAAGCGCTGTGTGGTGGTCATAGCTTCATGATAACACACGCGGCGTCCCGGCGCCATGTGCACGGCGAGTCGCATCCCGGGCGAGTCGCAAATGGCCGCCCAGACGGACCACACGCACGGGGGGTCGGAGGTCTCCGCCTGGACGGCCAGCACCATTGTCCTCTGCCGTGCCCGGCGTAGGGACGCCAGGTGCAGTAGGTGCAGCTAGGTGCAGCACCTGGAGCCATTCTTTTTACAAACCCGTCAGGGTTAGGGCGTTGTTCACGTTCCACCTGGAGGTAGCTTAGATTGCCAGGTGCTGCACCTAGCTGCACCTACTGCACCTTTGGCACCAACGACCCATAATGCGCTTCCTGGGTCATGTGGCGGCCTTTGAATGCCCGAACGCCCTGCAGCGCCGTGGGCGCCAGGCCCGTTTCTTCGAGACGAGCGTAGAACTTTGTACGAGCCAATGCGGCGTGGCCACTTTCCGCTGCCCACACCGTATATGTCGTCCACAAGTCGTGCCGGGTGGCGTACCCGCCCGGGCCTGTGCAGTCCGCGATGAACGCGCGGATAGGGTCGGACTCGCGCTCGAATTGCTCGCGAGCTGCGCGTACTGAATCTGCCATCTGGAAGTCATTGCGCAGCATCAGGGTGCGCAGTCCGCGAATTGCCCTGGCCAAAATGCCGGCTAGCTCGGCCTCGGTCGTGAGCCGCTCAGTCAGCGCGCGGTCGGCGCCACCCTCGAAGCTGTTCGGGAACGGCACGATCACCCAACGGCTCATGTAGCCATCCGAAGTGTCGGGCGTACCGAACACTGCATTCGCGCTGAAGAACGGCACAGCGTAAGGCGTGAACGAGAATGCATGGCCGAACTTCCGCTCTGCCGAAATGGTGTCGCCGCCCGTTACCATCTTGAACATGGCGGTGGACTCGAGCCGCGACGAATCCAGATCGCCACAGATATTCGCCAACTTCCCGTACATGTCCGCCGCGCCGAAGCGGTTGCCGACCAGGCCCTGCAGCGTCACGTTTGAATAGTTCTCGTCGCCTAGCAGCGCCTGCACCACGCGGATGAATGTGCCCTTACCGTTACGCCCGCGTCCGAGCAGGAGGATGGCTTTCTGGAACGGATTCCCGGACAGCACCAAATAACCGAGCAGCTCGTCCAGCCACTGGCCCACCAGGTCGCCCGGCAGCACCTCAGCGATCCAGGCGTCGAAGGCAGGACAGCGCGCACCAGGCTCCCAACGAGCTGTGATCTGATTCACTGACTGGAACTCTGGTGCATGCCCGCAGAGCTCCCCCGTGCGCCACTCCAGCATCCCGCCCGGAGTATTCACGTAGCGTGGATTCGGGTCGCTAGGGCGGATGGTGGGTGCCTGACCGCGAATGTATTCCCGGACGTTATTGTAATGGCTCGTGCGGAATCGCTCACCGAGCCTGCCAGTGACTCCAGCCAACACCACGTCATCGCCTGCCAGCATCGGGCGCCAGACCCCGTCCCGATAATACCATAGCCCGCCGTCGGTGCGGTCCAGTGCCAAGGGGATGTCGCTCATGACAGCCGCTGCCATGGTCTGCACCTGGAACGAGCCACGGACAAAGAATGGACCAGCGGGCACGGGCGTGGCAGCGGCGACCGCTGCCCTGGCACCGAGCGTGTCCGTGTCGCGGCCCAACGGGTAGCACGTGACGGCCTGTTCCACGCCCTCAATGACCCACGAGCTGGAATACAGGTGCAGCGCGCCCGTGTCCGCGAACCCGATCGTTGCTGAGATCCCGACACGCTTGCCAGGACGCGTCACCGCCACGTAGTTCACGTCGCCCGCGCGCATCATGAGCAATGGGTTGTGGGCGCCGTGATTGGTCTCCAGCCAGTGGAGCACTGCCAGCGTGTGCTCGGGCAGCAGGGCCTCTCTGTCCGGCGTCAGACGCCCGCCAGGCGTCCCTGTGGCACCAGACTGGCCCGCACCATAGGTCAGGGCCTCCAGGACGGCCTGTGGCGCTCTGGGCGGTCCCTGGTCGGGCCATGGAGCCTCGGCGCGCCAGCTGCCCCACGGCGTCACCGTGCCGGGCGCGACCACCCAACCGTGATCCACGCGGATGTCGATGAAGCCGTTCCAGGCAGGAGGTACCTTGTTCGAATAGCGCGCCAGGGGATCGGGCTTGCAGAAATACCTGTGCTGGCCTCCGCTAGGTGTGAACACCAGCCAGCCAAACGGGATGCCTAGCGAGTCCGCGAACCTGACCCCGTCCCGGTCGTCCGTCTTGACATCCGGGTCCAGCACGATCAGATTGCCCGCGCCCGGAAGCAAGCCCACGGCCAGCACACCGCCGTGGCGCATCTGGGCCTGCACGAACATGTCCCGCACCACGTCCGGGTCCAGCGAAGCATCATGGTGGCTATGTGCCGTAGCTGGACGCTTCTGCAGCCTGCCATCTTGCATGAATATCTCAACAGGAAAGGCCGGGACGCCACGCTGCAGCCAGCTCAGCGCTAATGTCATCGGATGGAGAGGCATTACATTCTGGGCATCATCTATCACCGCACGGCTCTATTCTCGAGGGGAAGGCATGACGGCTCTAGCCTGGCGTAACAAGCGAGCCTGTGGCAGAATGGCAAACAGCTGGCCCTGGCAGGGTCAAAGACTGTGGTGGTCCTCTCCCCTGCCAGGGCCGCTCCTGTGTGGATTCCTAGAATCCCGGCTTGTCCTCGACCACCCGACCGCCGAGACCTGCCAGCGCGTCCAGGGCCTTCTGGGTGGCGCTGCCGTTGGCCCTCGTGTACTCCGCCACGAACTCCTTCGGCGGGTTCAGGCGCGGCCGCGCGGGGTCCCGAGGGCCATCGGCCACGTACTTGACCGCGATGGTGTCGCCAGGGTACAGACCCTTGCTGCCACCATCCCGCATGGCCTTCTGCACCGCGCGGAACCTGTTCGACCCGACGGGTAGCACCAGGGCACGCTCGCCGTTGTCGTTGTCAATCTCGCTGTCGCGGAGCTCGGTGGCCAGTGCCACCACAATCTCCATCTTCGGGTCACCGTTCGGCCAGGTCATCATGTCGCCAGATTCGTAGTCGCGGCTCTGGCGCAACGACGGCTCTTCCAGCACCCGACCGCGAACCTCAGTGCCGATCGTAGGCCACTTTGCCCACGGGCGCCCGGTCTGACCCAGAATGTCGTTCCCTGAACTCATTTCTCTACCTTCCTATTGGTGGTGGCACCCTTCCTGGGTACCGGCCTCATGGCCACTAACATCCGTCCCCTGGGTCCATTCAGCATCAGCCCGGATTCAATCGAGCGCCGCGCCACGTTTGCTGATGAATATGGGCCGTAGACGATGGGCACATTCCTCGGCCCGGCATCCACGATCACAATCCAGGTGGTCTTGTCCTCTGCCTCGACAACCGCGCTCGCCACACGTGCGGCCAGCTCTTCGAGGCTCTCATTCGGGCCGATGGCGGACAGCACCGCCAGGGCCGCTTCGCGATGGGCCTTCAGTGCACGCGTGCTCATGCCCTGGCATTCAGTATCTTGACGCACGTGCGACACTGATTCGTCAGAGTGATATCACCCGCTATCCAGTTATCGCTGTATTGCCCACAGGCCGCGAGCATCCGCCGTCCCCGGAGCATTGTAGGTGACAGGTTCGCGGCATACACTGCGTGCGCCTTGCCCTCCGGCGACACGAACAGCCAGGTCACGCCGTCGCTGCTCATGCGTTCGTCACCAACGACGCCTGTGTCTTGCGGATCTTCCGAACCTCGCATGCGGCCCTGGCCAAGTCCCATCCCTGGCGCGTGTCCACCATGCTCGGCACCACGTTCCGTTTTCCGCGTTCGACCTGCAGGATCAGCGCGCGCGAGCTGTCCAGGCGGCCCGGCCAGTCGGTGACCCGGTCGGGGTACACCTTCGGGCGTCCCCAACGGTCTCGGTCGGGCGGCAGCGGCCCGGCGTAGGGCTTTCCGTGATTGTAGATCGCGGTCTGGATCGCCCAACGAATCCCGGCGTAGCGCCCGTCCTCGATGGCGTTGACGCTCTTGGTGTCCCCGATCAACAGGCGCCCGTGCTGGTCGGCCAGCAGCAGGTCCAGGGTGCCTGCGCAGAGCTCAGGAAGGCCCTGGGTGACCACGAACAGCTCGGCCTCAACGATGCGATAGCCTAGCGCGGCGATGGCGTCAAACACGGCCTGACCGTCGCTGCGGGCAGGCTCCGGCACGGCGTTCACGTTCATGCCGTGATGCAGGGCCTCGACGACCATGTGGATGTTCGTGCCATCGCTGGCCTCGCGCTTGCCACCACGCGCCTCGGCCTCGTCGTACAACGGGCGGTAGTCCTTCCAGCCTTCGCCACGGACCAGGGACAGCCTCGTCATCAGGTCTGGGTGCGCCGCGATCGTGCGAAGGGTGCTGGACGCCACGTAAGGCATCAGGCCGGACTTGTCGTCCAACGCGTTGGCCACGGTGGAAGGCCTGGTGGCGGTCAGGTAGCGGTCGCTCATAGCTTCACCCCAAACGGCTTGTCGTATGCCTCTGGCAGCCAGTAGTAGTTGCCGTCGAATCGATTCGGCGCATCAGCGTTGATATTCGTCCCCAAATGGATCTCACCGCGCCGAGTCGCATCCAGCAGCAGGGATTGGCCGTCCGAGCTTGTCGCCAGGACGTGTGTGATGGTCGGATATCGGTGAAGAATGTACGCCGGAACGGTGTGCTTCCGATGGCACGTGATAATGGCGAGGCATGGATTCAGGGTCTTCCTTCTCGAGAATACCGAGATGGTCCGCCCGTTTCCACATTCATCGATGCCGCGACAGATTAGCGGCCGGTACTCGAATGCTTTCATCATGTGGTGATCCTCTCGAGTGAATGTTGCAGATATTGCTCGAACTCTGTTGGCTCAGCCAGCGCATATCCGAACAGCAGATCGCGGGCACGCTCGCTTATGACGCCGATGGTGTCGCCATTCCACTTACGCACGTACTCAGTCTCGTGAGTCAACGGCTCACCAGGGAACGTGATACGCTCTGCCGCCTCGCGGTCCCGTAGGTAGAGGTGGAGCGACCCGACCGTGTGGACGTAGGCTCCAGCTCGGGCGCCTAGCGCGTCAGCCATGGCGCACTGCAGGGCAGTGAACTGGAACAGGTCGTAGGGAAGGCCCAAAAACGCGTCGTTGCTGCGCATGGACGCCCGTAGGCCCAAGACCATAGGCGCCTCCCACAGGAACTGCAGGGTGAGGGTGCACGGCACGTCTCGGGCCTGTGCCAGCAGGTCGCGCTGCCCATCGTAGATGCTCACCACGGCCTGACGCGTGCCAGGGTCCTGGCGGAGCAGACGCTCAGCGCGCGATAGCTGGCTGACCACCCGAGTGCCGTAGGCTCCCCAGAAGATGCCGTCATCCAGGTACGGCTTGAACGCTGCCACTCGGCGCGTCACCGACTCTGGATGCGACAGCTGCCCCACGAGCTGCACCGCCTCGAGGGCACCAATGGCAGGCTTCGCATTCCGTCCTGGCGCATCCAGGGGATTCAGGTGCGGGAAGCGAATGTGGAAGGTGGCATTCTGGATCTCCAGATGCTCCATCCCGCGAGACGTTCGCACGCGCCCGTGCTGCATCGTAATGCGCGTTCCCCAGTAGACGGCCTCCGCCGGGGTCAGCAGGTTCATTTCCATTGTGGTGGCACCTCTCCGATCAATCGATGGTAATAGCTGCTGGTGAAGAGCGCCACGGGCACGAACAGGATCGAGCGATCCAGCACCAGGTCAATGTACAGGTCCTGGGCGCGTAGCGAATCCTCGAGGGTCACGGGCGATGACTCCCGGCGCCTGGCGAGCTCGGCCATGATCGCGGCCTCGGGCCGCACCAGCACGTTCATCCAGCCGTCCCAGACGGCGAAGAAACGGCACAGCGAGCCATGGAAGTCCTCGTTCATGGTAGGTGGATGGCACCCGAGCTGCGCCCAGATCGTGGCACCAAACGGACTCCTGTCCAGCACCACATGGTCGTACTCACCTAAGAGCTCGAACACTGGCGACACGTAGATCTCCAACGGGTCTGGGTCCTCGGGCGGAGGCCCGTAGTGCACCAACGGCGCCCGTAAAAGCCGCGCAGTCCACTTGGCCGTGCGCGTCTTGCCGACCCCGTCCGTGCCCTCAAACATGACGATCACTGCGCTGCACCTGCCTCGGCCTTGGCCCTGGCACGCAGCTTCACAACCTCGGTCTTTCGTGCATATGCCTCCTGCCATTCTTGATCGGTAATGCCGGCCATCACGGCCAAGGCACCCGCGAAATGGACCACATCCACCAGCTCCTCAAGGTATTCCGCCCGGTCGAATGCGACCGCGCTCGTGCGCCACCACTTCCAGTTCTTGACCACACCGAGCACCTCGGTCGCTTCGACCATCAGGCCCAGGACCATGTTGCGCACGAATGCGACCTTCTCGTCCGGGGGCAATTCGGCGGGGTCGCCGCCGAAGTAATCGCGCTGCAGCTCGCGCGTCCTCGCTAGCCAGGTGGCCATGGTGGGCGCTGGCCATTCTTCGATTCTCACTTGACCCTCATTACCGGCATCGTATTCGGCACGACCATGGCAGTACTGCCCCGGCCGAAATTGGCCAGCCACTGACGTTTGATCTGTTCGGCCTGTTCGGCGGTCAACGGCGGTGGCACCTTCAGCAGCCACTGAGAGGTGGCCGCGCGCTTGCGGAGTCGGCGAGGGACGTAGGCCATCACGGCACCTGCCACAACACGACACCTAGCCGGATCAGGAATGCCTCGTCCAGCTTCGGGTAGCGCTGCCAGTCGGGCGGACTCGCCCAGAACACCGTGTGGATGCCATAGGACCGTGCCAGGGTGCAGCAGGCAGCGCACGGGTAGTGTGTGACCGCCAGCAAGCCACCGTGCGCGAGCGGAGGCGTGGTGTGCCTCAGCGCGTTCGCTTCGGCGTGGATCATGTACGGGCGCCGGGCGTCGCGGTCGGTCCAGTCAACGCCCGTCACGCCACTGGGCGTGCCATTGTAGCCAACGCCCAAAACGACCCCGTCCCGATCCAGGACGGTGGCGCCGACCTGGCAGTAGGGGTCTTCACTACGTTCTGCGGCAGCTGCCGCCAGGTTCATGGCATGTACTGGCCAGGAGGGTCTGGTCAAGGTGGTGGTCCTCTCGAGTCGGCATGTCAGCAATTCGTCGCGACGCCTGAAAGCGCCGTGCAGCAGACCATACCCGACCTGGCGGAGGGACGCACGGGATGCACGAGAAAGCCCCCTGGCGGTCTGCCAGGGGGCTTGCCTAGGGTTGTGCTAGGCTCACTCCTGCTCGTCGTCCTCGGCGAGAATCTCGAGCTTCTCGAGCATCTCGGCGCGGAACTCCGCCGCATCGATCCGCCCGGCCTCGATGTCGATCAACACGCTCGAACTGTTCTTCTGGGTGAAACCGAGCGCCCAGAGCTCGCGCCACTTGATCCCGAGCAGTGCGCGGAGGACCGCGTCGCTGCGCTGCGCGTAGGTGGTGGCCCCATCGGACTTGCTGTAGGTCGCCAGGTCGAAGCGGCCGGTAACCGCGTTCGGGTTCTGGACGGTGGCGCGCGGCGCGTAGGTGCGAGCCTTCTTGACCTTGGGCTCGGTCGGCTCGGTCGTGGCGGTGGTCTCGGTCTCGGTCTCGGTGAGGGTTGCAGTCATGGTCTCATCCTTGCTGACTTCCTGCTCCTGCGCAACCTCGTCCTCGATCGTTGCCTGCTCCTCCTGCTGGCGAACCGTCGCCATGACCAGCGCCGGGTTCGCCCAGATAACCTCACCCTTCGGGCTCCACACCTCGTCGGCGTCCTGAGCGATCGCGAACTTGATCGCCAGGTCGCGACGGCTCTTGATGCCGACGGTCACGAGCTCGCCGTACTTGCGGGTCATCACGCTGAATGGAGTCTTGGTGCTCATCTCGGTGGTCCTCTCGGCCTGGGGGTCCTGGCTGAACCCCGCTGAGAGTGATCTTAACACACCAGGCGCCGAGACGCCAAATCGGGGTAGCCTTAGCAGCGTCATGCCTGGTCAGCGGCCCATTTGGCATGCCAGTCGCGCACGGTTCGGCGCTCCACGCGCGCGAGCCGCACCACGTCCAATGGGTGTATGCCGGCATCGAACGCAGCGCTCACCGCGCGCCAACGGTGCCGGTAGGCCACGTCCAACGCCTGAGTGGCAGCCTCCACCTCTTCCGCCGCTGCTGCCACGTCCTCGGCCAGCTCGCGATCGTCCTCGGTCAGACGCCGTCGCGGCGGACCAGGGTGAGGCCTGTCGTCGATATGAACTGTCATTGGTCATTCCTCTCGTCGTCACCAGCAGAACACATTCACGCCATTTGCGGGACCGCGCGCGATCCAGCGTTCCTCCGCCAACCTCGCCGCACCGGGACCGCCGTGCACGTGCTCATAAGTCGCCCGCAGCATTTCCATGAGCTCCTTGAATTGCGCCATGTCAGGCAGGATATCGAAGCTATACTCGAACACCAGCATCTGCACGCGCTTGCTGCCGAGCCCACCGAGCAGATTCAATTCGCTGCCCTCGACATCCATTTTCACGCATACGTCCGGGGTCCAGTGTTCCTCAATGGATTCCACCGGCACGACCACATCTGTGCCGCCACGCCAATTCTTCAGCAACGACGATCGCCAGACGTTCCCGTTGGCGCCATTCACCGACAGGGTCCGGCCGGACTCGGCGTAGCTGTCGTCAGGCCACGCGGCCGCTTGGTGCATGGTCACCAGCTCGTCCAGGCCGTTCAGGGCAACGTTGACCTGGAGCTGCCGGAAGCATTCAGGCTCAGGCTCCCAGGCGTCGACCCTGGCACCATGCTTGGCCGCCCAGACGCTGAAGGCGCCAACGTTCGCGCCCAAGTCCAGCCAGTGCTGCCCTGGCGCGGGCGTGAAGTGGAAGCGCCCGTAACTCTTGCGAATGAATACCTCGTCGACGGCTTTGCGATCCGACATATCTTCACGCAGGTAGAAATGCGCCTGGTCCTTAATATCGGCCAGGTGATATGTGTTGAATAACATGGTGGTCCTCTCGGCTGTAGGTAGCCCCATCCTACCGCTATCCGGCCACGACCGCCTTAGATGTATAGCGCGTTCCGATTAGGGCCGACTCCAGGCCGCCGACACAGCGCAATTGGATCTTCGTCCCTGCTCCCTTTTCGCCGAGCTCCCAGGTGAAGTACTGCCTGAGGATGTTGCCATCCTCGTCGTCAAGGTCATCGGCGTCGATCGAGATCGTGTCGTACCCGTGAGCGTCACCATTCTCGCGCATGAGGCGAATGCGAATGGCGCCGTGGGTCTTCCCGCTGCGGAAGGTCGGCTTGATGTTCAGATAGACCAGGGTGTTTTCCCATCCATCACGCGGCGGCGTCCAGCTCGACTGGTCCAAGGTCTTGTAATCGCGCGTGGCAGTGAATGTGCCACTCGGCTTCTCGAGGTAATCGTAATCCAGCACATCCGACACTTCGTCGCCTTCCTCATCGATATCGAATCTGACGCCATTGTACTGGTCAGTCCAGATTCTCGCACTGGCACTGGCTCCCCACTTCTCGGGGTAGCTCAGCGATTCGATTCCGACTCCGCCAGGGTTCCCGTTCGGGTCCGTGGTGCAGATCTTGCCATTGCCATAAGACAGGGCCGCGTGCCCATTGCTGCCGTACTTCCATGCGATCACGGCGCCACGCGGGATGGGCGTGCTCGTCCAGTAGCGACCGCTCTGCTTGATCTTGTCGTACACCTCGTTGGCATCAGAGCATCCCCAGGCCGGGGGACAGGGCGGATTCTTGTCGCCGCCCAGAGCCTGCCAGGTCTCACGAGCGCACCAGCCAGACGAACCCGGCGGATGGTCCAGCATCCACTCGATGCGCTCCTCAACACCGCGCCAGTCGGTACACGCCATCAGGATTCCTTGGCCGCTGCCTCGCGCGCCTGCTGTGCAGCTGCCTCACGCTCGCGACGTGCCTTCTCGCATTCACTGCATGCCATGGTTCCTCCTATTCTGCTTGGGTCCCGGCAGGCGTGGGGGAATCGAACGCCCCGACCGCGCGGCACCATGACGCGTGCTTTCTACCACTGAGCTAACGCCTGCCGGTCCCGTATCTGTCATTCTTACCTACGAACCCCGAGCAGGATCAGCACCAATAGGATCACAATCAATACCCCGACCAAGAGCGTCCAGTCCGCTTGACTCACCGCTTACCATCCTTCCTATCATTGATCGTGCGCTCAATCGCCAGCACAATCAAGCCTGCCACCAGGGACGCAGCGACGCCGAGTGCGAACCCGCCCGTGAAGGCCGGTGCCCACAGGAAGCCGGGTGACACTAGCTCGCCCTCGAACATCTCGGGTTCCTCCTGTTCGATGACAACGGGGGCAGCTGGCGCGGCAGCGGGACGTGTCTGCTCCCTGGTGACCGTGCGCGTGACCGTAACGTGCCTGTGGGACCGTGCATCCGACCGGCCTAGCCTGCGCCACCAGCGGCGCCTGGGATCGCTCACAGGGACGCCTGTGCATTCGGCCGGCATTCGCCGCACAGGCGCAGTCCGGCCACCCGCCAGGGAGCTGGCCAGGCCCCGCAGTGTGCGCACATCCGCACCACAGGCACGGACTTCTGGATCTCCCTTCGCCGCATCACGGGGGCATTCTCCTATGGTCGTCATTGAGTCTGTCGACACTCTTGCGTCCCCATCGCAGCATCAATAGACACACGATCAGGACGAACACGAGAAATGCGAGAATCCCAGCCAGCCACCACAGCCACGCCTCACTCACGGCCCTGGCTCCTGCTCCGGCACGGGTGGTGCGAGCAGTTGTTGAATCTGGCTGACGATCTGCAGATCACTGATAACGGACACGTCAAGCGCCCAGCCATTCCCGCCGTCCGGGTTGCTGAGCAGCCAGTAATCCACAGCGGCCGCCCATCCGGGTGCTGCTGCAATTTCGTACCTGTTCGTCCATACCCAATTCGCGGGTTCGCCGGGGGCATTCTCCTTCGCGGCTCCAGCATTCAGCCGAGTCTGGAAGTCAGGGTCGCTGGCAACCACGTGAATCGTGTGCAGCGTGTCCTCTGCCATACGCACTCCTATTCAGGTGCTCCCGAGACCTTGCGGATCTGCCAGCGGCCATTGTTGAGATTCATCGTCGCGCCACTGTTCTGGAAGACCGCGACCTGCATCGTCCAGCCTGCCGCCATGTACATTCCCGAGCCAGTCAGCGTGCTGGCCGAGAACGCGGTAGGGGTCGGCGGCGAACGATCGTCGCGAAGAACCGCGATGTCGTTCTGCAACAGCTCGGTCCGCCGGATGTTCCCCGCAGTCCCAGCCGCCCATTGGGTGTAGACGGTCACGTCATAATACCCGGTCTCACCAAACGTCACAATCCCGCTGCTATACGAAAGCGGACCGCCATTCCCGGTGTCCCCGGCGAGCGTTGTCCAGCCGCCGGTCAGCTTGGTAGTTGTGTTGTTCGCGATGGAGTCGGTCCCTCGGTTGAACAGCCGCAGCGTGCCCGGCCGGGTCGGCGCCATCGCCGGGTCGCCCACGACCGACCATCGGGTCCACCCGCTCGACGAGTAATAGCTGCGGATCCGCACCGGCTGCGTGATGGTCTGCGAGTACGGGATGGCGTACTGCGTCAGGTTCGCGCCGTAGGTGTAGTTGGTCAGGTAGTAGTAGTTCCCCGTCCCGGGCCCGTTGGGCCAGCTGCCGAGCATCAGCTGCTTGAACGGTCCCGGCGCGATGGTGTCGTTCCAGTCGGTATCAACCGTTGCGACCTGTGTGGCTGCCTCGCGTAGGTCGACGTAGTTCTTGGTCGCCGCGTGGGTTGCGACGGTAGGCGAAGCAACCTCCAGGGGGGCTGCCGCGCCTGTGGTGCTGACAGCGACCCGCAATTGCCCGTTGGTGATAAAGATCAAACGGTTGGCATCGGACCATGAGATGCCTGCAATGTCACCCGCAGTCACCCCGCCGTTGAAGTGCAGGATGTTCTGGTCCGTGCCGCCGTTCAGCACTAGCCCGTTCGCTACATTCACACGCGCTTGCACGGTCAAGTTCCCGGTCATCGTGTCGCCGGTGTCCTTGACGTACTGCGGGTGGTCGTCGTCGCCCAGACCCGTCAGCGCACCATGGTCGGTGACCCCGGCAGCCGAGGCCGGGAGCTGGATCTTGTGCCCGTTGCTCAACCGCAGCCACGACACCCCCGTGTCGTCGGTGAAGGAGTTGAGCGGCTGCACGGTCACGAGGTCACTCCGCTCCGAGCATGTGCACGGCCAGACGCGTGGACTCCACGCCTCCGAGCATGGTCATATTCGCGCCGGACGCCTGGTAGCAGGACAGCGCGACCTTCTCCGAGGCGGACGCGGCGACCATCGCCGAGACGCTCATCCGCAGGTAGGACGTGCCCGGCGTGTTGCTCTCAACCGCTCCACCAGCCACGCCAGTGAACGTCCATGAGGTTCCGTCGAAGCGCTTGATGTAGAGCGCCCGGTCCCCCGTAGGGCTTGAGGGCCAGGTGATTGTGCCGTTCACCAGATAGGTGCCGGAGAACGGCAGCGTTACCGAGCCGTCGGTGTTCCAGGTTCCGCGCCCGGCCTTGTTCGCCGCGCCGCCCACCGACCGCAGCGTGAGGATCCGCTCCGCTCCGGACGGGATGACCTGCATCACGTTCGTGGCGGTGCCGCCCATCAGCGCGTGACCCATCCGCAGCCCGCCCATCACGTGCCACACGTTCGCCCCGCCCGTGATAGGGGCGTCATAGACGATGAGTGCGTTGATGTCCTGCAGGTAGGCCATGGCGCCCACCGGCGGGGACGGCCAATCGCTTGTTGCAGCGTTCTGGTTGGCGTACTTCGGGATCGACTGGTTCGCCAGGCTGTTGACGTGGTCGGCCTGGATGACCTGCCCGGTCACGACTTGGAAGCGCGTGTTGTCGATGACCTGCGGGGTCGGCGTCGGCAGGTCGCCGAGCTCGGCCGTCACGCGCGCGACAATCTCGGCGAGCTCGGCTTCGGTCAGGCTCATGATGCGACCTCCAGGTCGGCGAGGGCAGGACGGACCCCGATAGGCCCGGAATACTTCGTCGTGTCATAGATCGAGGTCGGGTCATCGTAGCCTTTGTTGAGTGCGATCTTTGCCCCGTCAATCACCTCGAGGTCGACCACCCATTCGTCGGGTGTAATCGTATGGGCAATACCCGCGACACCGACCGCCCAATTTCCCGGCTTCCCGCGCGAGGTAAGGTGCACATCAAGGACACTCGCGATTCCAAGGCCGATGACAGCAGGCACGGTGCGCGGGGTCCACGGGAACACATCGGTAATGGTGACAGACAGCCCGCTGATCGAGAACACCGAGTCGTCGCGCAGCGCGAGAACCTTGTTCGCCCACACGCCAAGCGCTGCGTCATCAGGCAGCGCCAGGTCAAGCTTCTTCAGCGTGTGTGCCCCATTCTCATTCGCCGATTCGGTGTCCAAATAGGTCAGGGGTGGGCGCTGCTTTTCCGCTTCCGTAAGATTCAAGCGCTCCACCGTGACGACATTCCTCATAACCTCGTCATCGGTAACGCTCGTCAGTTCGTAGTAGATGATCGGGGTGACCCCGTCGTCGCAGTCGGTGGCTTTCACGGCTGTGCCGAAGCCCGTGATGTCCGCGCGCCGCAACCGCGCCAACGGGTCGACCCACACGATGGACTGCTCAACCTCGCCAACGTCCTGCACCATGCTCCACAGCGAACCGCTGTAAGAGCTCCCAGACAGGCTTGTGCCGGTCCCGGAGTACACGAGGGTCATGGGTACCGGCATCATCGCCACAGCGGCCTGTAGGCGCGCCAGGGCCGTTTCTGCGGGCCTTACCCAGGAGCCGAGGTCGGTGCCAGCGATCAGCGCGAGGTTGTCGCTGGCGGTGAGCTGTCCGGTACCGTCCTTCAGGTTGTGCGTCCACGTGTCCGCCACGCCCGCCCACAGCACAGTGACGGTTCCGCCCGGCGAGGTCGCGGTCAGGCGCACCGGCACACCGACCCTCGTGAGCAGTGCGAACGGCGACACAGTCGGATCGAGAATCCTCAGCGGATCATACAGCTCGGCCGTGAGCCGACCGAGCTCTGCGCGCATCCCTGGGATCTCATCGATCCGTCCACCATAGTTCGCACTGACTCGGATAACCTGACAGTCAATAACCTGCCAATTCGGCGCGCCGGACGCCGAGCCATACGGAATGGAACCGTACTTCGCGGCAGCTGCGTCATAGCCATACGGGTCCGGATGCACCGAGGCCTCGAGGTGAATAGTGTACCCGCCGAACTCAACATGACCGTCGACGCGCGTCATGCCGTCACGCTCAATTGTCTCCGGTCACCCGCGCGACGAATGTAACGCTCTATTTCGCGCGCGGTGACTGCAGGGCTCCCCGAGCCTGGGACTGTGATGTTGTACGTATTGGCGATGGTGACAGGCACGGTCGCGCGCCCGCCGACGGTCGGCCCGGACGGCACGTTGAACTGAATGACACGAGGCTGTGGAATCGGCGGAGCTGGCGCGACAGAACGATTCTCATTCATCAGCCGCTCTACCTTGGCGAATGCGCCCGGATTCTGGATGATCGCCTTGATATAGACCGGGATCTTCACGCTGTCAGGCAGCGCGTTGATCTTGTCCCTGATCGTCTCGATGTTGTCCTCGGCCGACAGCGTATTCGCCAGGACCTTTGTCGTCACCTCATCGGGGATGAACCCGAGACTCGCCAGGTACTTGTCAACGTCCCTCTTGCTGACTCCTGCCGCTGCAGCGGACGCATACAGGCTCTCAGCCCACTTGTCGTTCTTCGCCTTCACCGTCTCGGCGGATGCCCCGGACTCGACCAGCTTATCGATGTAATCAGCTTGCGCGGCGACCGCCTCACGGATCGCTGCCTTGCTGTCCCGAGTCAGATTCCCGTTGTCGGTCAGCTTGAGGTTCAGATCGCCCATCGCCCTCGCGGCTCGGTCTGCGGCGTCCTCCGCGCTGATGAAGTCCTCGTTCAGCAGCGTGGTCGCCGTATGCACGGCCTCCAGGCTCGCGGCGTACTCGGAGGTCTTCACAGCCGTCGTGTCGAACGCCTCGGCGAGGTCACCAGCGGCGGCCGCAGTGTCCTTGAAGTTCTGCTCCTGGGCCTCCATGACAGGGCCGAGCATCGGGTCCACGCGCAGCTTCCCGAGGTTCTCTTGCGTCACCCCGAGCGCAGTCCCCCAAGCAACCTCGAAGCTCTTGCCCTGGTCGATCAACGTCTGAATCTCAACCGAGGTCGCCTTCAGGCCGTCGTTGAACATCCGCACCGAGACCAGGGCCGCCACGAGACCGGCCGCCACCAGTCCGATCGGGTTCGCCAGCAACGCGGCGGACAGGTCCACAGCGGCGATGGCGGTCAGTGCGAGGGCAGTGCGCACACTGGTCAAAGCGCCGATGACCAGCGGTGCAGAGCTAGCGACAGCCGACAACGCTCCGGTGACCAGTGTCGTCTTGAGGGCCTTGCTGAGCAGCACAGCGGCAGCGGTCACCTCGATGAACTCAGGCGGAATCTTCCCGAGCGTGTCCACCAGTGGAGCGAACGCGCCTAGCAACGTCGTCACCATCGGCAGCAGCTCCCGGCCGACCGCCCGGGACAGGCCCTGTGCCGAAGCCTTCGCAGCGTCCAACGCCTCGTCGAACGCCTGCGCATCAGCCAGGGTCTCCCCGGTGATGATCCGTGTGCTCGAGATCTCGTCCATGGCCTGACGGAACGTCTTGCCACTGTTGAGCAGATCCTGGAAGGCCTTCGCACCGGCCTTACCGAACAGCTCCACCAGGCGCCTGTTCCGCTCCGAGGAATCACCCAAACGGCCGATCGCATCAACCGCTTCGACCATCGTCGCAGCGTAGTCGGTTGCCCCGTTCTTGCCCTTCACCAGCTCGACATTCAACGCCTTCAGCGAAGCAGCACCCTTTGTCGACCCCGCCGTCGTGGTGAATTTCGTCAGCATGGTCGCGGCCTGCTCGGCGCTCACACCGGCGTCCTGAAGCGCGGCCTCCATCCGCGACACGGTCTCCACATTCGACCCGGTCGCTGCCGCCAAGTCTCCAGCGGCCTTCGCCGCATCCGCCAGACCCACGACCGAGTCCTTCAGAAACGACACCAGACCAGTGCCGACCAGCGCGGTCGCGCCAGCCACCAGCCCGGTCTTGAGCGTGGACGCCGAGAGGCCCATGCTCTTCGCCATCTTGTCGAACGAGGTCTCGGCCTGCTTCGCCGACGATTCAAGCTGGCCGAGGGGACGGACAGCTCCGCCAGCATCCGCGCTGATAATCAGCGCGATACGCTCGGTGAACAGGCCCATCACTCACTCCTCTCGGCTCGCAGAATGGCGAGGACGTCGCCTAGACGCTGGACTCTGGTGACAGTGGGTGGCCAACCGCGCCGGGCGCCGTAGACGAGGAACTGTGGAAAGTCGAACCCTCGGACAAAGGGTCAGAATCGTCGACCTCGGGCGACTCTCCTTTGTCGACCTCTGGGACCAGCTCGAACGACCGCTTCAGCGCTTTCAGGGTGATCAGGGCGAGCGCCTTCTCAACCTCTTTGTCGGTGCGCCCGGAGCGCAATAACGCCACAGCCAGAAATGCGCGGGCAACCTTGATCTCGCGCAATGGATTAGCTATACTCCAGGGTACGTCAGTTGCCTTCTCGATCTCACCTAGATCGGCGATAGTGAAGTCATCAGAGTCGAATACGACGCCATTATGTTTGATCAGCCAGGGCATCAGCGCAACACCCGCACAATGGCTTGCTGCACCTGCTGGTCGAAGACCTTACCCGTCTCGTCGCGCGCCTTCAGGTACCCCTTCTCGAACGGCACCTTGGCTCTCGTGCCAGGGTGCCGCACGTGCGCAGCGAACGAACCGTTAGCCAAGCGCAGCGCACGTATCTTCTTCCGCTTCGGCTGAATCATGTGTGGCGCCGTGTTGTGTTCCAGCAGGTGCATCGGACCCGTCGCCCTGATCAACGCCGTCGGGTTCGTCGTGCCCTTCACTTCATACCGAACGCCGACCCGAGCGCCACGACGACCCACACCAGACAACCGCGAGTCGCCGCCTGTCGCATTCTGCACCTGCTGCCGAATCGAACGCGTGACGACCAGCGCGCTCTGCTGAACCCCCCGGCGCTGCGCCTTCTGCAGCTCGCCAGGGAGCCGCGACGCCATTGTGGCGATGTCTCCGATGCTGTCCACGAGTCAGGCGGAGACCGACTCGTGAGTGTCTTCTTCGACGGCGACCGACTCGTGAGTGTCTTCTTCGCCCTCGCGCAGAACGGGCGCGGTCGTGATCATCGTCGGCTTGCCCGTGCACGACAGATCCACCGTGAAGGTGGCGTACGTGTTCGCGGTGCCGCCCACGATACTCGGGAACATGGTGACGACACCCTGGAACCCCGGGTTCGTGGCCGAGATGGTGCCGCCCGTCGGCGTCAGAACGAACTCATAGGTGGCACCCTCGTCGTTGAACAGGATGACCGACAGGTCGGCGACATCGGCGTACGCCTGGAAGCCACCCAGGTTCAGGACCCAAGTCGCGCCACTGGCACTAGAGTTGGTGAAGGACTCGCAGAACGTATCGAACGTCTGCTCGCCAGCGCCACCAGCGGACGGGGTCAGCGAAGCGATGTTCAGCTGACAACGGTACTCGGTCGCCGTTCCACCAACAGCGGGGGTGCCGTCCGGCTCGGTCAGCTTCTTCAGCGTGAGCGTGAGGTTCTTGAGCAAGAACGGTGCGACGGTCTGAGCCATGAGGCCCTCCTAGATGAAGAACTGGACGGTGATGACGAGCGACGGCAGGTCCTGCCCATTGACCGAGATCTGCCCGCCAGTGACGGACAAGATCCGGACACCCTCGAGATCGTTCAGCGCGGCCAACGCGGGTTCGAGCCAGGACTCGAGCGAAGCCACGACACCGGGCCGATCGTGGCGCTGCCCAACAATGGCAACAGCGGCCTGAGCGCTGCCCGGCAGGCAAAACGTTCCAGCGCCGACCGTCCCCGTGAAGTCAATGTTGACATCATCGATCCACGAGACCGGAGCGTTCAGCACATCCGGGCCGTAGGGCAGGCAGGTGATCCCGCCAATGCCGTCTACGGCCTCGGAGAGTGCTTCGCGAGCTTCGGCGATTGCTGGCATCAGGCTATGCCTTCGGGAATCTCGAGGATAGCGCGCATGCTGAAAATGGTCCGCGCGCTATCCGGGTCTCGAGACGGAATGGTAATGAATGCATCACCGAATCCACTCACGGCTTCGGGGGAATTGCGCCGGGCCAGCAGCCGCGAGGCCCGACGCATTTCTTCACCGAATCCCAGAGCCTCCGCCTCGGGGACTGCAACAATATCCGTCACTGGCACGCCCAGATCAGCCACCAGGCCAGCCTCTGCCTCATCCAGGCAAGACTGCACCAGCTCGTCGGGGACGCTCGCTGTCGCTGCGCCCGACCAGAGTCGGAAGTCAGCGACAGTCACCAGGACGGACACCGGCCGTTCAGCCCTTCTTGGCGGTGCTGCTGCCCGCGCTGCCCGCGCTGGAACCTGCACCAGTCAGTGCACCGACCACACCAGTCACCTTGGCGATCGCCTCGGGCCGCTGCACCACGGGCTTTGTCCGAGCCTCCACCAGAGTCGTCAGCACGTTGCTGATGAAGGTGCTGGCGTGGCTGTCGGTAGTGAACACCTGGACCTCTGCCCGCACCAGCTCCACCATGCCGACGTTGAAGTCGCCGACATAGGCAGTGCCCGACGCCACCGCGCCTGCAGGCACCGGCACGACGCCCCAGAAATTCGGGTTGACCGTCGGGCCGCGTAGGGTCGCCTCGAACACGTTGATGTCCAGGGCCGCGTAGTCCATCGGGTTCAGGACCACTGCAGTAGGCCGGTACCCTGCGTCCTGAACAGTCGCGACGCCGAGACGGATGCCCTCCATCAGGGTGCCTGTGGCGTTCGGGACCGTGGGGATGCTGACGTTGCCGACCAGCTCGGCAGCCGCGAGCGCCTCGCGCTTGTCGATGATGCCACGAGCCAGGGCCGCGTTCAGGAACTGCACCAGGCCGGGGGCGTCCTCGCCGAACTGGCGCGAGTACTGGGCCCAGCTCGCGATCGTGTCCAGGGTGACGGTCACCAGGGTCGGGGTGATGGCAGCCTCGGTCTTGGCCTGCCCCTCAGGCGTCACCGTGCCGAGCGGCGACGCAGCGGGGTAGGTGACCCACTCCACCGAGCCACTGGCGACCGTCACGCGCGCGATTTGATCCAGCAGCGGGGTCTGACTGGTCGGCGGAACGCTAGGCGCGATCCGGGTCGGCTGAATCAGGCCCGCGAAGGTGTCTGTCAGGATGGGCGCGCGCGTCTGCACCAGGCTGTCGAACGGCATGGACACACGGCCCGAGGTACCGCGCGGCAGGAGCTTGTACTCCTCATAGGCCGCCGAACGCGTCCAGGCCTCACCGAGCGACGGCACCAGCTCCAGCTGCTGCTTCTCGTGTTCCTTCTGGTCCTCGCGATGGCGAAGCGCGATCGAATCGAGCTTCATGGAGTTCGCCTTGCGCGACTCCCAATCAACGATACTCTGAATGCGAGCATCCATCGCTTCGACCTTGGCGCGGTTCTCGACGATGGTCTTGTCGGTCGGGTCGAACTCCGGGTTGTTCATGAGGGCATCGAGCTCGGAAACAATCCCGTCCCGTTCCGCACGAATATCGGTGAGCACAGACATTGAGCGCTCCTAGGCGCTAGTAGGGATCAATTGCGCACTAGGGGTGAAATGCCGGCGAGGGTCCGAAGAAAACGCCGCATTCAAAGCCAGTGGTGGCATTCTATCACGCGGTCCACCTGCCACGCACGCTTTGCAGCCACAAGCGAGCTGCCTCCCGGTCGCGGTCGACGCGTTCATCTCGCACCGAATCCACGTAGGCCTTGTCGCCATAGGCGCCATTCGTCACCACGGCGAAACCCAGCAGGTGCGCACGGATATGCCGAATATCCAAACGCTGCCCGCGCTGATGCACCTTCATCGCCTCGGGGATCGGTCGGAATTCCACCGACACGTCTCGGAGCAGCTCGTCCTCGATCAGCGAAATGACGTCCGTCGCGGCGGTGGTGCGGCCTATCTTCGCGCGAATCCAGACCCCGTCTGCCTGATCAATCACCTGAATGCCGCGCCCGATCAGCGGACCACCGTGCTCCCAGAATGCCGAAACACGCTGAGGCGCCTTCACAGCCCTGGCAAAGGTCCCTGGCTCAAAGGTCTCGTCGATGCCCCCACCGATGTCGGTGGTGACCCCGTAAGGTGCAGCGCGCACGAACATCTCGCGCTTCTCAATGCTGACTTCCTGCACCTCGGCAGCTCGGTATTGCACCGCTCCACCCTGAATGTCCTGCACCTTCATGCTACCGGCGCTCCTTTTTCCGCATCCACCAGGCCTGGCAGATTCTCGAGCCTACGCACCTCGTCCACGGTCATCCAGCCTGCACTAATCGCCTGTCCGTAAGCCGCGTAGCGCGTCGACGTATCCGGGCGCAGCAATCCTCGGAAGTCGACGACAATGAATGATCCGGCAGTCGTGAGACTGGTCAACACTTCCTCGAATGCCACGGCCCACGGCGCCAGACTGAATTGTCGGAAGTCGCTGTTCCGCGACTCGGCGTTGCTATAGGTATTCGAGCCGCCATCGTTCCCGCCCAGCATGTGCACCGGGACGCCGAAGGCATTCGCGATATCCAGCAGGGACATCTGACGGCTTTGAATGAGCGCCATGTCGACCGGGTTCAATGCGATCGGGACGAACTCAGTGGTCGCATTCAGGACCGCGATAGACCGCGAATCCCCACCGTGCTCGGCCAGCCACTGCCCCTTCAGCCGCTGCGCTTGCGCCTCGCTCTGATTCGGGATGCTAGTCTTCAGATAGCCGCTAGGAATGCCCGACTTGAACATTCCGCTGGCATAAGTGAGCTCCTGCTGTGCCAGGCCCAGCTCCGCCGCATGCATGGCCAAGACCCCGCGCGTGATCCCATAGGCGTCAGGCGTGTCCAGCGGATTGTTGAGCTCCACCAGCCTATAACGACGCCCACCCAACGTCAGCGACCCATCGCGCGCGGTGTCCACGTAAGACCCGGTGCGCTCAGTGCCGATCCTCCGCACCACGCTGCCGTCCTCGGTCTCGCGCGGAGCCACCAGGTCAGGGTTCAACAGGCGCAGCGTTCCCGCGATAGGCTCGGTCAGAGCCGACTCCTCGAAGATCAGGTATCCCATGCCCTTGAGCAGTGCGGACCGAATGAGCTGTGTCCAGAACAATGACTTAGTCAGTCGCAGGGAAGCCGCTTCTGGCGGTGCCTCACCAAACCGCGCGTCGGGACGGTGCAATTGCGGATCAATGGCCCAACGTGGCGGGGGTACCTCGATCGTAGAGGTGGTAATGTTGGAGCCGCCCGTGAGGGACCGAAACGGCAGCGCGCCGATAGTGTTCGATATCAAGGACGTGGCCCTGGTGACCGCTGCCATGTTCGCGCGAGCTGCGCTGCCATTGCTAGCGAGCAACGGCGAATCGTCGCCCCACCACCAGACCACGTCATTCACAGTGGTGTTCGGCGGGAATCCAGACGGGAATCCACCAGGGTTGTTCACCAGCAGGTCGCCAATAGGCTGATTCGTTCTCGCATACCTGGCGCGGCGCTGGACGTAATTCATTCGGGGACTCTTCCCGCCAAGAATGGGGACGCCTGTCCAGGGGGTTATGCAGCGCGTCTGGCCGCTGTGCTTAGTATGCCCCTCCAGCGGTGCTCATAGCAATCCGCCGTGCCGCCTGTGCCAGTGCTCGAGATTCTGGATGCGATCGTACTGCAGAATGTGATCAGGGCAAAGGGTGAAAACCTGCTCCTGGCGCTCGTGCTCATCTTCGGGTGTGCGCATAAGGATCACCAGACCCGCCCGGCAGGCAGGACATTGTTCCCGGCGGTCGCGCTGATAGGCTTCCTGCAGGCTCTTGTCGAACCTGAGGAATGCCATGAGCAGGCCGAAGCACCCGAGCAGTACCGCGCATACCGTCAGAATGTTCGTCACCAGATCTGCGATTCGATGTCGAATTTCCCCGACTCGATGCCCCAAGCTGCCCAGGCCAGAGCCTTGAGCACCGGGATAGGGCCAGTGGACTTCTTCGCAGACAGCACTAGGCCAGTCTCGAGCTCGGTGACTCTGGCGCCCAGGGCCTCGGTCAACAGGGTCGGGTTGTGGTCGTGCTGCACGCGGCCCGTCCGCACCATCAGCTCGAAGACAGGCGTCGCCTCACGCGTCTCGTTGATCCCGACAGGGTGAGTCGCCCAAGGCCACAACGGGCTGTCACGTAGGCTCAGGCCCACGAAACACATGCCCGGAGACCAACGGTCGACCATCTCGATCGCACCCTCCAGCGAGGTCGCTGAGCCTGTTATCGCGGCCACCGAGCTGCCCTCACGCCACGCCACGGCGAACCCGTAGCGCTGCCGGTCCTGGGACACCTCTATCGCGGCCATGCAGCCCTCCGCCGGGGGCAGCCCCGCAGTGCGCACGCACTTCCGAAGGCCCGACGGCCAGCCAGCCATTTCTTCGATATGGAATGGCCACACGTTCAGCCACTCCAGCTCGAAACCCGGAATGTCCCGCGACAGCAGCATGGCCTCCATCCGCGACGGGGTCATGAAGGGTGTGGAGCGCTTCCAGTTCTCAATGTCCTGGTAATCCGAATCGCGCTCAGCTCCCCATGCCATAGACAATACGCCAGGGGTCTTAAGCATGGAACGCACCAGGCCTCGATCGCCGGCATTAGCGGCCGAGAATATCCACGCCTGCCGAGACTCGCGCTCGCCCATGGCAGGCCACAGGCCCTGCCAGAACGCATCTGGCGCCATGTCCCAGGCCTCGTCCAGCAACGCCAGAGACACGCGCTGCCCGTACACCGCCGACAAGGCCAGCACCTGCCACGCCGAACCGTCCGGCCAACCGATCGTGGAATCCCCCATGCGCCGTTTCACGGTGAGGTCCTGGTCCTTCGCCCAGAGCCGCGCAGCAGCCTGCACCGCGTTGGCTAGGGTCACGCTCCGGGCCGCGTGCAGCACGCGTTGGCGCTCGCTCCACAGATGCCCATGGGCGGCTCGCCACATGGCCAGCTCTGCCAGCAGCACGGTCTTCCCCTGCTGACGAGGCATTGTCAGCAACACCAGCGGCCAGCAGAGCTGGCCATCCTCATTATGCTCGAGTGCCCGCTGCAGGATTAGCCACTGGTGCCAGCGAAGGCCCGGACCCTCCGCATTGATATCACTGGCCATTCGGGCGTCGATCCATTCCGCCGCCTGATCGCCATAACTGCCCACTGCCTTCTCGTGAGGGAAACCGAATTCGCGGGGAAGTGAGGCATTCTCGGGACGTTCTCGGAATGCCTCGGTGAATGGCGTGGCGATATTGGGCGGATCCGGCGGAGTTCCCTCTTGTTGGGAGCGACTACTTCGTGA